CGGGGGTCTTTTTTGTGTCCCTATGGGTGCCGGTGCCCGCCGTTATCGATGCGGTGAGCGAGCTCTTCCAGCAGCTCATGGGTAGTCATGTCCTGCACGCCGATCTTCACCTCATGAATGCCGGCCTCGTCGTCCGTGATGAGCTCAGATTCCGCAAGCGCCAGGAGGACGTTCTGATGGAAGGCGCGGGCGAACTGAACGACGAACTTCGGGTCGGCGTTCATCCCCTTCTTCCATCGAGTCATGGCCGACTCGTCGAATCCTGCGCGGGCCGCCACGTCCCTGGCTGTCATTCCTTCGGTGACGCGGGTGACGTACTCGTACCAGCGAGTGATGGGTGCGGTTTCCTGTGAATTTGGCATGCCAGCTACCCTACTTGCGGGTACGCAAGTAGTCAACGCAATTTATCCGCAGGGGAAACGCAAGTCACACCGCAACACGCCGACACGAAACCAAAACTGAGTACACCTACCCCGTCCAAAAACCCCTAGAATCCGCGGGTTTGCGCCTCCACAAGCCACCCTTGTTAATTAACACTCCAAGTTGGACTTGCACTTGCCCAAGTAGTGAGTAGAGTACTTCCCATAAGGCAATTGGGGATGCAAAATCCCTACTTGCTCAACCACAAGCAGCTGGGGAAGGCTGAAAAATCAACATGGCAAAGCCCACACTTAGCGTCAACCTGAAGACCCTAGAAGAGCTCCGAAACGGACAATCATGGGGTGCCTTCGCAAACGAAATCGGCATCAACGCAGGAACTATCTCCCGCATCCGAAGCGGCAAATCCCGACCCGGCCCCGAATTCATCGCCGCCGTAGTCACCACCTATCCGGTCCGCATGGAAGACGTAGTGACGGTGGAAGCAGCATGACCCAGAAGATCGCCTACACGGTAGCCGAGGCCGCCGAAATGGTTGGCTACTCCGAACGGACACTAAAGCAGGCCATCGCGGACGGTAACCTCCTCGCCCGGTACGCCAACACGAAAGGCGTCATCCGGCACGCTGACCTCGACGCTTGGATAGACAAGCTTCCGGCTGAGGCCCCGGCGAAGTAGCCATGAATGATCTTCAGGAAACCATCGCGGCCAGCATGCAGGTCAATGGGCCGGCCCCACTCTCCGTCGATCCGGAACTTGGCCCCTTCGTCTACTACATCCAGTGCGGATCGTTCTTGAAGATTGGGACCAGTATCAACCCGGAGAAGCGCTGCGATCAACTCAGGCGAGGTGGTAAAGCGATCCGCCCCTCACTTTGGGTAGGCAATCCGCAACTGATCACCTACGTTCCAGGCAACGCATCCCGCGAGAAGGAACTGCACCGCCAGTTCGCCACAAAGCACGATCAGGGCGAATGGTTCCTGCTGGATGAGGAACTGGCTGAGCATGTAGCCGAGGAGCAGATGTCACAGTGCCTCATGGAAATCCAGAATCACCAGCAGCGATACGAGCAATTCACCGGCACCAGCCTTGATCTGGCCGGCCTATACCAGCAGCACCTAGCTACCAAGTCGCGCATCGACCTCGAATGGATCGAATCTTTCGACGCCGCCTAGCAGGCACCCCGCCCACTCGGGCACCCAATCACGCCTTTCCCGTCCTGAGATTCGCTCACAGGCGCAGATACAAGGGGACAGCTATGTCCGAATTTACCGCAACCGGTTACCGCGATCGCATCCTCGGATACGCCGCAGAGCATGGCCATGAGGTAGGCGCGAGTAAGGCTATGCGCCTCGCCGTGAAGCTCTGTAAGCGTCAAGTCCGCATGACGGACCTTGACCTTGAGCGCATCCTCACCCACTCCGACCCGACACCCAAGCAGGCGTTCCGCAACATCGAAGACGCCGAACGCGAAAGGAAAGCGCCATGATCACTCGGTCTAATCCCACCCCAGTCCCCGGCTTTCGCATAGAGCGTTGCGGAAACCTTTACGTGTACATCCCGATCAAGCCCATCAAGCCGGCCAAGCCATGACCCCCTGCAAGTCGTGCGCCACGACAGCGACGACGCACAAGGCGTGGTGCATGCGACCGGCGCCGGTACAGCCAGTGACGGTCCACGAGGTTCGGGCCGAGTTCTTGAGGATGTGCGCGTGAGGATCCCACCTGCACCGCTTCCCTCGCGCATATCGGATCACTGGCCATACGTCCGCGAGTTAGCAGACCGGATGTCCCAAGATAAGCGCTTCACGGACGCCGAACTTGCGGCCGAAGTCTGGAGGCAGGAATCGCAAGTGACCACCGTCGAGGCGATGGGCGGAACGCCGATACGCAACGTTGCGGCGCTCAAGACGCTCCATCGCTTCGCCACCCTCCCCCATTATGACCAGGAGAACCAGTGAAAGCCGCAGCCCTTGAGGAAGACCGTGCCGACTGGTTCGCGGATGCCCGGCTGATGATCCTGCGCCTGTCGATCACGGAGCCGGAGTTCACTGCCGACGATCTGCGAAAAGTACTCAGGCCCCCCGCTTCCGATAAGTGGCCGGGCCTCGCATTCTCACGAGCGCAGGACGCGGGCCTTATCGAGTGGGTCGCATATGTGAAGTCCAAAACGAAGTCCCGCAAGGGAAGCCCGGTGTCCGTCTGGCGCCGCAAGACACAAGGAGTCACCCCATGAGCCGCATCCCAGACAAGACCAAGACTGACGAAGAGTTCGGCAAGGCCCTATGTGACCGCCTAGGACTGAGGATCACTGACACCTTGGACGAGTGGTCCGCTGAGAGTGTTGGCAAGCGCAGTGTTGCCGTGAAGATGACCGTCTTCAAAGTCCTCTCTGAGGATGAATTCAATGAACTCCGCGCTGTGGCAGTGGAACGGGCCAAGCCATGAACGGCATCCATTTCTTTGTCGCGGTCCTCGCGCTCGGCTTCTTGGTCGCTATCCCGTGGGCGATCTTTCTCGACCGTCGCGACTGGTCTGAGGCTCACCTACTCCACGGCCCGGACGATGGCTGCTTGGAGTGTGAGGGGAAGTGAGCGCTCTAATGACGAACCGTCACATACTCGTGACGATCTACGTTCGCCGCTGGCAGGACTTGTTCCGCAAGTCACATGAGGTCCGCTGCTGGAAATGCGAGCTCGTAGTTAGGGAGCCGAAGTGACCGGCCCTGACCGATACCTCGAAGAACCCGAACCAACAGATTACGAAGCGCTCGATGCTGAGCGTGATACCCGCGCCGCTGATGATGCGGACGCCCACCGAAAAGGAGACTTCCAATGACCACCACCCGAACCCACGCCGCACCGTGGACATTGCGCCGCATTGTTCGCATGTTTATAGGCGATCCGGTTGGAGCTCGCAAGCGCATCGAACGTGAAAGCCGCCGTCCATTGTATCTGTCCGGCCGTGAAGCTACAGCCCGCCACTTGTTCGGGGAAGCATGCCAATGGTCGCGGCTGGACATGGCCGAGTACGACTCATCCCCCGTCCTGCGTGGTGGCTGGTTGGCTGAGGCTGACCGGCGGATCGCACACGCTGGCTCACCTGACCGTCACGTCGCCGCACACTGGGGTTACACGGCTGCCGAGTGGATCCAGTTGCCCGCCCTCGTCAAGGTGGACAAGCGTGAACAGTTCTTGCAGGCGCGGGGGCTGGCATCGTGAGCGAACGAACTATAACGACGATTGAGGAACTGAACGCACTCCCGATCGGGAGTGTAGTTCTTCGCCATGGCCGAGCCTTCCAGCGATTTGGCCCACGTGCTGTCGTGTTTGGCGAGTACAGGATGTGGCAGTGCACGGATGGCGGATTTGTCCGCTCAACAAAGGACGGATCATCGATCCTCCCCGCAATCGTCATCTACGAAGGTTCCCAGCCATGACCCCGACCATCCACCCGCCCGAGACTTCGGCGGAATCGTTCGGCCTCCCACCCATGGTCCCGCACCTGATCGCGAAACTACGCAAGCTTGACCCGGCCTACCTCGCGGACATCCGTGGAAGGAAAACAGTATGAACGCACGAGACGAGTTGGAAACTGTGACCAACGAAAGCTATGAGTATGGGCGACTGTGGCCTGACGGGACATTCAACCGTGAAGGGTGGAGCAATGAGCGTTCGGCCCGGAAAGAGTTTGAAACGAAGCTCTACGAGCTGAAGAACGTGCCCGCGTCACTGCGTCCCGTATTCGGCCGCCGACGAGTAGTAAAGACCACGGAACTCTACCCGGCCGAAGTTTGCCCTGAGGTGACGGAATGAACGCACGAGACGAGTTGATCGAGCTCCTGCATCAGGAAGCGACGGCGGACCGAGTCAAGAACAGTCCCCTCCGCGACGTGCCGGTAGTCGCCGCCAAACTGGCAGCTTCCGCCGACGCGATCCTTGCCGCTGGTTACCGGAAGCAGTTGACTATCGAGAACGACAAGCTCGTGATCGATGACGGTTTGCTGTTGCTCGAAGTCGGTTCCTGCACATGCTCCCCTTATGGCAGTTCCCACGAGCACGGGTGTGGGTATGAATATCTCGATGACCTGACGAAGCCACTCGCCCGAGCTGGTTACCGTCGCCCGCGTGTGGTCACGACCGTTGCTGAGTTGGACGCGCTGCCTGTGGGGGCCATCGTTCTAGACAGCGACCCCGACGCCCTACTGAAGACGGACAATGGTTGGCGGTCACTGATAGACCCCGACGAGCCGTTCAAGAGCCTGTACCTGTCCCTCCCAGCGACGGTCCTGCACGAACCGGAGGCGTCATGAGTTGTTCTCGGCGCTTTGTTCCTCCATTTGGCAGGCTCACGAGATGGCGTTTCGTCATCGTGCAGCCCGCAGACCCGCAACCACTTGTGTCATTCAACCGCTACCCGAGGCAGATAATCGGCATCGGGCTGCGAC